TCAGGTCGCCAAACCATACCACTTTCAAAGACAGGAGCACAAGAATTCATACGTGTAAATTTATCTGCACCTCTACTTGGTGTAAAAGGTGTCACAGGAATACCCATACGTCTTAACTCATGTGTCAACGGCATACCTGTAGCCTTTTGTTCTATCAATATCATGTCAGGATCGTATTCGCTATATAATTTATGTGCAACTTCTTTTAATTCTGGAAAATCCCAACGTCCTCTCTCTGCGTCAAGTAGAATGATAGCCTCACTTTCACCCTCTTCTGGCTGAAAGATACCCCAAGTAGTTATAGCTGAAAAGTCAGCCCTTTCAGATTTACTGTATGCAGTATCGTAAGATTGTATGATATAACTTACATGTGGTGGTTCATCGTTCTCCCAGATGTTCCACCACTCCCTTTTGATAATCGCACCTTCTTCAGCAGTGGGATTCTGCAAATACTGTGCGTTCCACTTACCAACGGGAATAGATGATTTAACTGCTTCTAGCTCTTCTCTCTTCCAGTATTCCGGCCAAAGTACATTGTCTGTGTCGGGGAATATAGCTGGAAATTCAACAACCTCCCACTGATCTGCACCACCCTCAGCCTGTTTCTTTAATACCTTAGCTGTAAGATCACGGACACTCCATCTTGTCATAACAACAATAATCGACCCACCAGGCTGAAGTCTCTGTCGCGGCCCAGAAGTATACCACTCATAGATATTGTCTAAAGCAGAAGGACTCAACGCATCCTGTTCAGAAACAGGATCATCAATGATGAGCAAATCAGCACCACGACCCGCCAACGCACCACCGACACCAACAGCATAGTATTCACCACCCTTATTTGTAGACCAACGACCAGATGCTTTGGCATCAGATGCTAACGATACATCAGGGAATATGTCAGAGAACTCTGGTGAATCAATCAAGTTCTTAACCTTACGACCAAAACCTACAGCCAACTCAGAGGTGTGTGTCGCCTGTATAATCTTACTTGTAGGCTTACGACCCATCAGCCAAGAGGGGAACAGATAACTCGCAAACTCTGACTTGGTGTGTCGTGGTGGCATATTAACAATCAAACGTGTTGACTTGCCATCTGCCACATCTTGTAGCTTCTCTGCATATATCTTATGGTGTTTACCCTCAATAAATGCCGGCCATATATGTTTGACAAAATCAATAAACTTTGTTTGATACGTATCTCTTTTGTTTAAATCTTCTAAACGATTAACGATCTCACCGAGTTTAGACATTTCATCATCGGTGAGATACTCTGTTGGTATGTTAAAGTTATTCGTCATTATACAAATTATCAAAAATCCTGTTTACATCTAATGTGTAGTCTAAATCAGACTTTGAATAATGTATATGCTGAGAAGGTCTAAAATCTGGTGCACCCTCGCCTGTTTGAAACCAAGCGGGGTGCGTAACTCTAACTCTGTTGTTCGGTAATGCTACAACATTACCTGTCCATTCACCTGCATCTAGCAAATACATAACATGACTTTGCTTGTGTTGTGCAGGGTCGTCTGCTATCTCACTATCTGTATAATCAACAGTAAACAGATACTTAGCTGGATACATCTCACTACCTATCTTTGCCAACCAAGGGCAAGGTGTAGCTCTATCTAAGGTGTAAACAGCGTGGGTGTGAGATGAACAATCCCAAGGCTGGGCATCATGTGTGTCCATCGGCTCCGGCCACTCCTCAACAGGTATGTCTGCCATCAAGCCAGTGATAGGCATCCTCGCCCACATAGCCCCACCATGAACATTCGGACTTTTTGTTCCATCGGTTTCCGAACCAGTAAAAATTACTTGAAAACTCAAACATCTGTTCGGCATAGTCGTTACGGCTATTGCCATTGCGTGTAAGAATTCTCCGTGATATTTGTCGTGATTACAGGTGTACTCCCGCCTCACCCAACACTTGAAGTGAGGTATATTACTCTGTAAATACGGCATTAGTTTTTAACTAGTTTATATCCCTTGCTTTTAGCAGCTGATCTGATCTTGGCTAATGTCATTCCACCAACAGCACCACCTTTTTTCATGCCTTTGGTCTTAACCTTACCACCCATTTTCATGCCTTTAGCCATCATCTTTCTAGGTGAAATCTTACCACCCATCTTCATGCCTTTGGCTTTGACCTTGCCACCTTTTTTCATTCCTTTGGATTTTACTTTACCACCCATTTTATAACCCTTTTTCTTCATCATTTTATTTGCTCCTTTACTGACTTGTTGAGGGATTTTTGATCTCGATATTGTCACTGTCTAACAGCACTGAGAAAATTGTCAACTGCTGTATCAAGTTTGTTAACAGAACCACCTTGATTCATTTGTGTTGCAGGAACACCCTGTAACTTAAATAAGTTTCTTAACAATTCTGGTGATATACCTGGTGGCAACAATGGTGATGTTGCAGGTAAACTTGGTAACGCAGGTATCGTAAAATCTGGAACTCTCGTTGATTCTACAACAGGATTAGTCGGCTCTGTAGGTGTAATAACATCAGCTATCGGTGTTGTTGTCTCTGTAGGGTCTGACTCTACAGCTGGTGGCAACATACTTTGTATCATAGCTCTCATGCGTTGCTCTTCAGCTAGTTTTCTTTCTGCTCTTTCTTGGTCTTTCAACCTGTCTCTTGCAATGCTTGATTGTGTACTATCAGGGTCTAGTGTTGCTTGTGTTGCTTTGTATAACTCATATGGATCGCTATAACCCATAATACCCATACCTATTTTATTAACAAAAGGTGCAAACATACTCTTTTGCGATTTCATAAAACCTTCATCAAAATATTCTTCTGGTGGTGCAGGATCATCTGCTGATCTATAGTAACCAGATACGTCTTTTGATATGGGATTAACATCTCCAGACATGAAATCAGAAAAATTAGCTGAATCAGGATTAAAAGTGGCATATGGACTTTGAACAGAACCTAAATTATCCTGTGGATCCATTTGATAATTTAAATCAGTTGTTTGACCCATTGTTCTGTCTCTTTGAATTACATTATCAAACGGAACATAAGTAGAGTCTTCTATAGGAATAGTTATATCACCTCTACGCTCAGGCATCATACCAACATTTACAGGTCTTTGTGGTTGAAAAATTTCATTTGCAATATCACGAATATTGTCTAAAGCAGTAGAGTCTGTTTCAATCTTACGATTTGTGTCACCTTTTAAATTCTCATTTGTAAAACTACCACCAACTGTAACACCACCATTTCTCATGTACTGTGGCTCAAAGACATCAACAGCACCACCCATGTTCATCATCATAGGTTGTTGTATCGGTTGTTGCATAGGCATCTGAGGTGCTGATATGTTCGGTAGAAGCTGATCCATAGTTTTCTTCTGGATCGCATCTTTATATCCCTCAAGATAGTTTTTTAACGCATTTCTTTTCTCAGGAGATACATTCATGTTCATAGATGGGGATGATTGCCCCTGTGGAGATGGTTTAGGTTGTGGTTGAGGCTGTCCACCCATACCTGTAGCCATGTAATTTGTCATTCGTAGTGCCCTCTTAATAGCTATTACAAGAACACTACGATATTTTTTTTATTTTGACAATATGTTATCGAATTCTTTTACTGCCTGACGACACATTCTAAAAATTTGGCTAAATTGTGGGTCATTATCACCCTTGTCTAACTCTTTCACTATGCCATCACGCAATCTTTCCATACGTTCACGTTCAAAAGGCGTTAATTTAGCAAATTCTTCCTTGCCTAACTCCTTTTCAATTAAATATTTCATCGCATACTCCATAACTAACGATACTTTTGTGCTTCCAGACTCATAGAACCTAAACATACGAGGCGAGATACCTATTTTCTCTCCCATTTTTGCCTGTGTCAAGCCAAGTTTCTTGCGAATTCCACGTAAATCTGTAGGTTTCCACTTGCTGTGTTTAACTCTCTCCATCTTGTACCTCTACTAACAGTCCTGATGACAGTAAATCCTCAACAAGAGCTTCCTTTGTATCGTATCTGAAGTTTTTACCTGACCACATGTTTGCATATTTAGCTGTTTTTCTTAAAAATTCTTTATCGTTCTGTGTCTCAGACCAAGAATCCTTACGCATAAAGTCAATCACACCCATTGCATCCTCAGCTTCAAACACTTTTTCTTCTAGTTTGAACTTTTTCATAGTTTACCTCACTTTCTTTTTGTTTCTATATTATATATAGGTAATTTTTGCCTAAAATCAATGTAAAATTTTTTTAAAAAATTTTTCTGGGCGTTTGTCTAAAACTTGCCTCGCGAGGCTTGCCCGAGCGAGGTGCCCCCGAAGGGGGCTCTACCGGCGAGCGTAGCGAGCCGATCCGACCGATGAAACAGTAGGGTACCTGTCCGATTAAAGCCCGTCAGTTGGGTCAAAATCCCGATCCCGTCCGCAGGACGGAATAAAAAAAGCCCTCCGTAGGAGGGCTTTTTTTCTCTAACTAGCCCACGAAGTGGGCTAGTTTTAAAGAGACTGAGAGGCTATTGAAACCTCTCTGCTCTGCTGTGAAAGTAATCGTATAAATCATCGTCAATACCGTACCAAATAGACGGGTTCCCTGCTCTATTGTCAGGTATTATAGCAACAGTGTTATCACCAGTTCTAAAAGTTTTTAAAATCTTATAACTTGCGAACTCATCGCCGCTACCATAGGACCTGCCGTTAGCTTGTTGTGTACTTGTGACAATTGAACCGTCACCAAATCTAGACCTCATCTCAGAGATACGTCCTGCAATATTTGATCTTGTTGTACCTGTTGCCAACATCAAATCTTGAACTGTTGCACCATTCTCTGATCTACATAAACTCCAAATCTCTGCAAGCCTTGTTCCAATTCTATAAGGCTGGTCTGGTGTCGTGCTCTCTGTAATGTCATTTTGATATTGTAAAAAATGCCTGTCTGTTGTTCTGTAAAGATTAGTAATTAGTTTTACCCAATTTAAAATCTTTACTGCTTCAATTGAACCAGAGTTCTGTCTAAATTCAATTGTCTTTTTGCCGTCCCAGCTATTTTGAAAATTAACTGCATTGAACTTGCCGCCAATAATTCTATTAAGCTTTTCAAGTGTACTAGCATTGTTCCATTCACTAGAATTAACTTTACTGTCTATTGGTCTGCAATAAGTGTTATTGGTTCTGCTATTTGGTAAAATCTTGTTAAAGATTTGTTGGTTTAACCCATAGCGATATGCAACTGCTTTAGCTAATTGAAAAGGCATAACGTCTGTTTTGTTATCAGAATAAAATCCATTGCCACGTCTTACACTAATAATTTGATTAGTATTAAAATTATCAACGCTTTGTTTTGTCGTGTCTAGCCACTCCATTCCAAAGTGAACGTGCCCGCCACATTTAACTGTGATCTTTGCATTGATACTTTCAAGTGCACTTTGAATTGTTTGTAAGTGATGCATTAAATTGCAATTGCCTAAATCATCGTATGCCATTGGCGGCAATATTACTTCAAATACTGTTTCAGAACTGGATGTATCATCACGTTTTACAGTGCACCAATCAATCGGGTTATTAATATCCCAATTTTCAAGTGCATCTTTGATCTTGCGTATACCTTCGCTTTCACTGTTGCAATTCCTAAGTGTAGTTTCAATTTCAATACCTATTATTGGTGATGAGTTTCTTGTAAACATTTTTTGCCTCGCTTTCGTGTTTGTTGTTTAAAATGTTATATATAATATATAGTCATTTATTACCTATATTTCAAGTAAAACATTGATTTTTTTAAAGTTTTTTTAATAAAAATTGCTGTCTTTCAGACAGCAATTTTCACGAACAATTGTTCGTGTTTTAAAAAATTTAAAAATTTTTTAAATTTTTTTTATATATATATAAAAAAAAAGGGTGGCGAAGCCACCCTTCAGGGGAAAATCCTGACAAGGATTTTTCCCGATGAACTTATTTCCCGATCAAATCTTTGCCCGATGACGAAGAATCTCGATTGGTTTAAGCTTTCTAATCGGTGCGTCAAACTGCGTTGACTTGTAATGCGACCAACCCAAAGCCTCATACAGATGATTCGTTTTAAGACCAAAGTCTTTGTACCCGTCCAAGATGCTATTAAAGTAATGTGTGCTAGGAACAGATACATCTTTCTGATTCATAGTGTACGTCATCATACCATTGATGTTGATCTTTCTATACAGATGTGGAAAGCCTTCATAGATGTCTAAGCTATTCTCACACTCTTCAGTGATCTCCCAAACACCAATAGGTAGCATTACGTTGTTACTTCTTGTTGGCTCAATATCTGCTACACCTCTGAATACCAACCTCCAATTGGGAATATACTGTGCACCCAACTGTCTAGCATTTGGACATCTTTGTGCCATTTGGGTCAAATTAAGATTTGACCCATAAGCAAAGTATAGTTTAGTTTTTTGTTTCATTTAGTTTATTCCTCACTTTCTTTAATTTGTTATAATCAGTTTTAGCTAACATATCTAACGCAACTCTGTTTTTGAATTTGCTGATTGCGTTTCTATGCTTACGATTAATTGCTTTTACATACATTGTATTGCCTCCGTGTTTATTATGTATAATATATATATAGGTAATTATTTCCTATTTTCAAGTAATGTGCAAGTTTTTTTTTATTTTTTTTTCAGCTGGCGTGACATGCTGCTCAGCGTGACATGCTGGCGTGACATGCCTAACAATTGTTCGGGTTCAGGATCTGGAAGGTTGACAGCCAGATCCTTCAGGTATATATCTAAATCATTCTCATTGTTTCCTCCGAGAATAATATAAATTTTCCTCACTTAGCCCGATCTCAGGATCGGGCTTCTTTTTTCCCGAACAATTATTCGCCATGTCACAGGAACTGGATCCCGATCTGGGAATCTCCTGATCAAAGTGAGCGTTTACCCCCCGAGACGGTATTATTTCCCAGAATCTCCCACTTGTTCACTATTTTCGACTATCTGAACCCGAACATCTTTATCTGGCGTTACGTTACGCATCCTTCCAACGGCTATATTTTTAAATTCTTCCAGTTTTTCAATGATTTGCTCTCTGCTGAGAGAGTTCATATCTTCGTGCATCACGTGCTGTTTGTTAACTAGTAGTCCTGTCGCCTTTAATCTGAGCTCTTCTGCACGTATTGCCTCTCCGATCTTGCCATTATCCCAAGCCTCGTTACGCATCTTTAATAAATCCCGAACAGATTTCTCAACAGTCACCCCGAACTTGGCGTTAGCCTCCATACGCATCTCCTGATACCGTTCCTGTACCACAGGGTTACGTAAAAGCCGAACAGCATCAACCGTTGGGTTACTGTATCCAGCTTCTCGTGCTGAAGCAGTTTGTGTCATATCCCGATACATAAAGTTATCTAAAAACTTCTGTTGTTTTGCAGTAAGTCTTTTCCAACCTGCCTTGCTTTGTTCTTTCGTTAATGTTTCGCCTACCTTACTCATTATCTTTCCTTTGCTAATTGCTTGTTAAACCTTCTATCTCTTGCCTTCGATTGTTTCTTCTGCTCCTTCTCCCAACCTCTTGACGTTGAATGTGTCTTATCTCTTTTTATTTTGTACGTGGTGTTCATACCTGTAGCTCCGAACAATTTATCGTGTTGGACGCTAAAAAAAATATAGGGGGAGGTGGTGGGTTACTTACCACCCCCCTATACCCCCTATAGGGGGTAAGTCTCGGTAAGTTGGTAAGTAGCAATAAAATCAATGACTTAGCATCTATAATTAACTTACCATAACAATATGTAACCACCGTAACCACTACCCGATTAATGTAATAAAAACAAATACTTAATAAGTTACCGACCAATCTACTTACCACCGTAACTTCGTAACCCGTAACCTGTTGTTCACGTTTCGTGCTCATTTTCACCCATCTCATAACTACAATCAACACATAAATATGTCTTATCTTTATACGTGATAAACCAATCATCTTCTTTTAATTTATTACACTCTGGACAACGCAGTTTTTGTGCAAACAAAAGCTCCTTTTGTAGCTTTTTGTTTTTCCCGATAGGAAAAAATATTACTTCACCCATATCATTGCTCCCATCTATAAAAACAATGTGTATCAATACACACTGTTTGTGTAAAAGCATTAGCCCAATAAGGGCTAACATAGTCAGCATGATAATGTGTCGAACCATCGGTAACGTCAATACTAATTTGTTCATTTAAAACAACCCAAGCTATTGCCTCAGCCCAATCATAAGCTTTGACGTCATCAATCACTTCTGGTTTGCCATCACAATAAAAACTAAACGCACACTTATCCCGAACAATTTTTCGACTATCCCAAGAATATCGTAAGCCGTCAGTAACAACTTCGCACACTGTATTCGGAAATCTTTGATCATTAACCCGGTTATTTATAACTTGAGCCACTGCCAGCTGTGCCACTATGGGCTCAGACCGAGCCTCAAAGTATATAGCATAGCTCATGCAAACCAAAGCTGTTGCTGTCTCCAACATCATTGTTTCTTCACATAAATAATTCTTCTTGCTTGTGATTCGGTAATTTTAAAATGTTCTGCCAAGTCCTGTAACCCGAACTTTTTATCGACATTCATTTTTTTGTGAACTCCCGATTCTTCGGTATGTTTAAATTTTCCTTTGTTATCTTCCCAATAAATTTTAACTTGTTTTATAAATTCATCGCTAAACTTTGTCATCTATTTCTACTCCGATTATTAAAAATATAGGGTACAAACATACACAGACATATATTTATACCCCTCTGATGGCTCTTAAAACGAGCCTTTTTTGGGTGCATTGGAAAGATTTGGTTATACTTCCAAGAACTGTATATCGAACTACCATTCTGATCACTGTCCAACCGTCCTATTGTTCGCTAAAACCAAGCCGCTAAGCTTTAAGACGTGCCTTATCTACGTTCCATAGATTATTCAGCCACAATGCTATTTGCTCGTCAGCAAATATCTAAAAACTTTGTGTAGGCATCCTATAGATTTTATTACATACTTTTACGTTGTCCGTAATATTTTGCACAAAGGTAAAATCGTATAAATAAATTTTGGGGGCAACTTTACCTTGTGATCTATAGTTATGACGTGCCTACTCGCCATCACGAAAGCTTGAACAACACCCCCTAACTCTTCAACATCTTCAATGTTTTTTCTATTTCTTTTTTGAGATACTCTATATGATCTTTTTCCTTTTCGGGTGGGATAATAAATATATCTCGCTTTGTAGCTCTGCATAAATAATCTAATGCAAACTCCAAGTTAGAAATCTTTTCTTTATTGCCTTCTATCCAATTCAAACTTCTGTCTCCTCTTCTCCCATAAAATAAATTTCTGTTTCATATTCGTTACCGTCCTCATCAACAAATTTAATATACTTCGGTAACTTCACATCTTTATCAACTAGAATATCTTCCAATCCATATCTAATTTTAGTCTCTTTCATTTTCACCTCTACTTTCACAATCTACACAAATTAAATTACCATTCTCATCTTCGTGAGAAACCCAATCGGGTTTAACTTCTTGTTTACATTCTACACATTCGTAAATCATTATTTTGTTCCCGTAATATGATACAAATCACTTTCATTTTCGTAAATGAATTCTTTTGCGTGTTTGTATGCAAGTTTACCTAATTTCTTAAATACTAGCTTTTCTACTTTATTGTTGAATTCATCAGCATCAATATCTAAACTGTGATTTTT